ACGCTGGAAGAGCGCCACGCCTTGGCAACCTGTTTTTGAAATGTTGGTGTTTCGATGACCGTCAGCATGTGTTTTATTGTACATACTTTTAATTCGATTGGTGGCTTTTTTTGTATGTACGCTGGAAACACCCTTTTCGCCACCCAAGCGAAAAAAAGCCCACCAACGGGCGGGCATAGCGGGAGCCGTGGGAATCAGCCGCCCGAGTCTTTGGCGTCAGCGCCTGCAGAGCCTCTCGTTTCCAGCTCGATGCGAGTGGTCAGCCCTTGGTCGCCAAGCGAGTGAGTCAGCTTCACCACCAGCCATTGCGTGGCGTCGATCTGCGGTTTAAACCCGCTCAGCGTCACGGGTGTCTGCGGCATCAGGCCGGGTTGGCCCATGGCTAGGGTTAGCTCCATCGTGGCTTTGCCTCGCTCTACCCGGCCTTGCTCGGCGCGGGCGGCGGCCATCGCGTCGGCCTCGCTGCCGTAGGTGTCCTTCAAGCGCTTTTCGTTGTCTTCGGTGCCCACCAACACAGAGCGTTTTTCGGCGCGGTCTTTGTCGTGCCAGTACGCGCGCACGCCGCTGTAGCTGTGGCGGTCGGCCGTGTGGTATCGGTGGCTGTCGCCGGCCGCGCGGGTCAGCGTGATGGCTTGCAGCTCTTCACCCGAGCTGCTGCGGGTGCCGTTGATGGGCAGGAACACCAGGCGGCCTTTTTTGACTGTGGCCACGGCGTCGTGCTTCTTGGCCAGGCGGGTTAGAAAGTGCAGGTCGCTTTCGTTCGTCTGGTCGATGTGGGCCACCTTGATATCGGCCAGCGCTGCGTCGACGCGGGGCGTTAGGCTGTTGCGCCGCGCAATGTCGCCCACTATGGCGCCCAGCGTGGCGTCGTGCCAGCTGCGTTCGTTGCGGGTGCGCAGCTGCCGGCGCATCTCGGCCGACCTGGCGCGGATGCTGATGCGGTCGGGCGCGCCCGAGTGCTCGATTTCGTCCACCTCGAACAGCCCTTTGTCCACCAGCCGGAAGTCGCGCCAGCCCAGCTGCAGGGCAATCTCTGCGCCCTTGGGCGGCAGGTTCATCTGACCGTCTGTGTCGTCCAGCTCGATGTCGAGCTGGTCGGCCTCATCCCCGCGGGATTCAGTGAGGGTGAGCGACATCAGGCGCGCCCGGACGTTGGCCGTGATGTCGCGGCCGTCCACCGTGAGCGCGTAGGCCGGCGCGTCGTACAGCTGTGCGGTCTGCAGGTGTTCGTTCACAGCCACCACTCCCAGTAGTCATCAATGGGGCCGGGGTCCACACCGCCGCCGGGCTCGGCCTTGATGTCGTCAACGCGCTTGAGCTGCAGGTCGAACTCCACGCGGCGCGGCACGCCCTGGCCGGTGTGGAGCGTGCCGGTTTCGTTAACGTTCTCGATCACGTAGGCGCCGAAGGGCTCACCCGCGCCGGACACCAGCGCAAAGGCCTTGCCGCTGTCGCCCATGTCGCGCAGCTGGTCGAGGTACATGCGTTTGCCGGCGAACTCGGGCACCAGCAGGCCCGACAGGCTGATAGTGTCCTCACCCGGCCCCAGCGACTGGGATGCAGGCCGCGCGCCCACGCGCGAGTTTGTGGGGTGGCGCCAGCTGGTCTGCCGCTTGAAGTCGTTAAATGCCAGCGTAGGCAGGCTGAACAGGAACTGCCCGAGGGCCATCATGTGCATGGTGTTCTCCGGTCAGTCGATGTCATGCAGGGACGACAGGGTGCGCGAGCGGCCCGCGCGCTCGCGGCGGTCCAGTTCGGCCGCCACAGCCCGCGCAATGGCCTGCGCGTCTGCGCCTGGCGCGGGGTTTATGGTGATGGTGTACACGTTGCCCCCACCGCCGCCAGCGGGCGCGGTGGCGCCAGCTGCAGACAGCGGTGCTCGGGTGTCGATGCGCAGTGCGGCAGCATCGGCCGCCAGCGGCATGGTGGCGGTTGCTGCTGTGGCCATGGCCAGCGCCGCAGAGCGCACCGCGCCCTGGCCGCCGGCAATGCCCAGTGCGGCGCCCTCACTGATCCAGCCGCCGTACCGCATGAACACCTTGGACGGCGAGGCAATGCCCAGCTTCTCGCGGAACCAGGCGCCCACGGCATCGGCTGCGCCCACCACCGCCTCGCGCACGGCCGCCAAGCGGCTGGTGATGCCGTTCACCAGGCCGGACATCAGGTCAGCACCGGCGGAGAAAAACCGGTCTTTCAGCGCCACCAGGTCTTGCCACAGTGCAGCCGCGCCGGCCGATGTGCTGGCCCACCAGGCAGACACGGCGGCCGACAGCTGCTGCCAGATGGCCAACAGCCCGCCCTTGATGCCGTCCAAGTTGCGCCACACCATGTAGGCGGCCGTGGCCATCAGCGCGAGGGCGGCCACGATGGGGTTTGCGACAAGGAACACCGCCAGCGCGCGCAGCCCTGAGAGCAGCCACACGGCGCCGGCCTGCAGCAGGGTGAGCGCTCTGGCTGCAAGCGCGGCCACGCGAGAAAGCCCGCCCATTGCGGCACTGGCGATGGTGGACCCCAGCCGCATGCCTGCGAGGCCCAGGCCCATGCGCGACAACACAAGCCGAAGAATCAGCATCGGCCCCAGCACGGACGCCGCGGCGAGGCCCAGCGTACCCAGGACGGTAACGGCCAGTGCGAGCCCTCCCACGACGCGAAGAGTCCATTTCACCAGGGCTTGGTTTTCACGCGTCCAGGCACCGATGCTGCTGGCCATATTCCCCAGGGCGTTGAGGATGTTCACAAGGTCGGGGGCGATGGTGGCGCCCATGTCCTTGAGCATGTTGGTAAAACTGCCCTGCGCTGCTTCGGCCGCCGCGCTGACGGTCTTGAGCGACGCATCCACCCGCATGCGCAGATCCGCCTGCGCCTGCATCTTGTCCACTACCTCGCGGTAGCCATCAATGCCTTTTTCCATCAAGGTGTTCAGCACCTGATGGGTTTCCGCGTCGTCGCCGTACAGCTTTTTCAGGGCGGCGATTCGCAGCTCATCGTTATCTACGGCCTTGAGCTTCTGCAGCTGGTCGAACAGGTTGTTCATACCGGCGAATTTGCCGCCAGCGGTCGAGAAATTCAGCTTGACGCCCTGGCCTGCGAGCAACTTGTTTGCCTTGCCCACTTTCTCACGGTCCAGGGACAGCTGCACCACCTTGCGGATGGCGTTGCCTGCAGCCTCGCCGGCCATGCCGGTTTGATCCATCATCACCAGCAGCGGCGCGAGCATGCTGCTGGCTTCGAGTCCCTTCTTCCCAAGAATGGGCATCACCGCGCTGATTTTGGTGAAGCCCTGCAGCATGTTGGTGGGGTCCACGCCCAGGTAATAGGCCCTCTGGATCACGTCCATCAGTCCCATCATGTCCTTCTCGGCTGTCTGCGTCGCGTCCTGCATCTTGGCCGCGAACTCGGCCGCACCGGTAACCGGCATCCGCAGTTGGATGCCCAGATATGCGGCTGACTCGCCCAGGCCGCCCAGGATGGCCTGCGATGTCATGCCCTGTCGGCGCAGCATGGTCATCATCTCGATAAAGTCTGCGGTGGTGCCCGGCAGCTTGTCGCCCAGTCGCGTAGCCAGGTCCAGCACCTGCTTGAACTCGGGCGCCACCGCGCCGGTCTTGGTCATCATCGACGCACCGAGCTGCGTTTCTGCGTTCTCGGCCGGAATGAACGCATCCACCACAGAGCGCAAGGGCGAGGCGATCTTGTTGCCGCCGGCCACCATCGCCGCGCTCGCCCCTGCAGCCACGCCGGTGTGCATCACAGCCTTTGCATGCTTGTCTCGCAGTTCCTGAATTTTGCGCTGCTGCGCCGACAGGCGCGCCAGTTCAGCGCGTTGCTTGGACATGGCGGCCGTGGCGCCGTCGATATCGGTTTTCAGCCTGGCCTGCGCGGCGGCGAGGTTGCCTGTCACCCCCATGGCATTGAGGGCGGCGCGGGCTTTCACCGCGGCCGACTTCTGCAGCTCCAGGGCCTCGGCGATCTTGCGCACCCCGCTTTCTTCGCGCTTGAGCTGCGCGGCGGTGGCCGTGCCGCTGGCCCGCATGCCGTCCAATAGTGCCTGTTTGACCTTGAGCAGGTTGTTCAGCCGGGCCAGCTCGGCCGCCTGCTTTTGCACGTTGCCCACGCCGGCCTGCTGGTCGTTCAGTTCCTTGAGGCGGTCGCGGGCGGCCTTGAGCGCGCGGGCGGTTTCGCCGCTGGCGCCGCTGATGCGCTTCATGGGAGCGAGCACGCGCTCTGCCAGGTCGAGCACGACGCGCAGGCGTAGTTGGTCAGCCATGGTGGCCCCCTTGGTGGTGATTGCGGTGGTGGTGGGGTTGTGTCATGGCGGGGCCGCGGCGCAGCGGCGGGGGTGTGCGTCAGTCCTGTGGCTCATGGCGGGCGCGGGCTCGCTCGCGCCACTCCATCAGCTCTTGCAGGGTCATGTCGGCCATGTCGGCCGGCGTCCAGTGAAAGACCATGGCCAGGTCGGCCATGGCGTTTTCTACGCGGTCAGGAAGTCCGTTTTCTGTTCCTTCA